GTCAAGTGGAGCCCAAGGAGCTCAAGGAGCTGGAGGTGCTACAGGTGGAGGAGGTGCTACAGGTGCTCAAGGTGCTCAAGGAGCTACAGGTGGAGGTGGTGCTACAGGTGCCCAAGGTGCTCAAGGTGCCAATGCTGGTATTACCACATTCAATAGTTCAACAGACAATTATATATTAACAGCCGCATCATCTACAACTATCCAAGGTGAAGCAGATTTCCAAGTTGCAAGTGGTACAAATCCTTGGTGGAAAATGGGTGACCACGTTGGTGCTGGTAGTGATACATTCTTTAGTGGTTCAGATTCAACTGGTGAAATAAGACTTGCTAGTGTTGGTGTTACATCAATGGGTGACCAACATGGAAGAACAAATGGTACTTATATTAGTATTGATGATGTTAATGAAATTATCAGAATACAGGCAGAGGGTAATGTAGTTCTTGGTGATGATGATTGGGCTAGTTTCGGTAATGGTACGAGTTTAGCAATAGATGATTCTAATCAAACAATTAGTGCTAGTGCTACTAAATTTATTGTAACGGCTGGTAATGGTTCAAATCAAGATTTAAGAATTGATGCCGATGGAGCGGTAACAACAGCTGTTTCAGACTATAGATTAAAGAAAAATATAAATTCAATAACAGAGTCAGTAGATATCATTAAAGGTCTACGAGGTGTAACATATAATTGGAAAACAAAAGAAGAAGGTAATCCAAGATGGGCAGATGACAAAGGTAAAACTTATTATGGACTAATTGCACAAGAAGTTACTGGTTCACGAGCTCATAGTGTATCCTTTGAAGGTAATGATGGTTACTTGGGAGTAAGTTTAACTGAAGTAGTACCAGTATTAATTGAGGCTATTAAAGAGTTGGAAACCAGAGTTAAAGAGTTGGAAACCAAATAAAATAAACAACTTGTTTAGTACTTGACCAAGATACTTATATATATAAGTTATATAACAAATGTTTTAAGGAGAACAAAAATGGCAGAATCCATAAAATTCACTGCAGAAGAGTTGAAATCTTTGCAAGAAATACAAAATCAATATCAAACCAAAACAATTGAGTTTGGACAAATGAAAGTTCAAAAAATACTTTTGACACAACAACTTGATTCATTAGAACGACAAATGGAACAAATGGAAGTTGATTATACAAATATTCAACAAACTGAACGTGAATTGGTAAAGACGTTGAATGAAAAGTATGGGCCAGGTTCATTAGACCCATCTACTGGTACATTTACACCAGTTCAAGAACCACCAAAAGCGAATCAAACTCCCCCCGTATAATCGTTTCAGAATTTAATTGACTATTTATATAGGAATATGTTTTATATTCGCATGCGTAAAATAATAACTAATTTAGGAGAAATATAATGGCAGAGAGAATCGTCAGTCCAGGTGTGTTTACTCGTGAAAAAGACCTTTCATTTTTACCACAAGCTATCGGAGAAATTGGAGCAGCAATTATAGGGCCAACTAAAAAAGGCCCCGCTTTTGTTCCTACAATTGTTCGTTCATTTAATGAGTTTGTGGATATGTTTGGTGATGTCACGAAAGATTACTACACACCTTATGCCGTAGAACAATATCTACGGAGTGCTGGTACGGTTACCATCGTGAGAGTTCTTGGAGAAGACGGGTATTCAAATGATATTATCAAATTATATGCTATATCAGCCAGTACAACAATGTCGCTTGCTTATCTTGCACCATCTGCGGGTGGAGCTAGTGGAGCGGGAGACTTATCAGCTACAACAATTGCAAGTGGGAATATCGGTTCAACCGATTCAACACTCGTAGTTACTGGTAGTGATGTTACTGGGTATAGTGTTAATTTATCATTTAATACGGGTAGTGCTAATTACATTGAAAATGTATTTAGTTACAATGCTCAGACTTCAATAGGAGCTGGTGGTACAGCTGTTCCAGTCTACTTATATGCTAATTTTAAAAATGCTCAATCAACTTTAAATTGGGTGGGTACAGAAGCTGTTTCAGCGTCTGTTGACACTATCAATTTTGCAAGTACAGATTATTCTAATGCTAGTACACCAACCGTACAATCACAAATGATAAATGGTTCACGTTTTAACTTATTTAAAGTTAATACTCGTTCTCATGGTTCAAATGTAAACGATGATGTTTATTGTGTCGTTTCTAATGTGAAAGCGGCTGGTAGTATAGCTGGTTCGGACTATGGTTCGTTTAGTTTAGCCGTACAAAAAGTTGATGATGGTACATTAATTGAATCTTGGCACAATCTAAGTTTTGATGCAACAAGTACTAACTATTTACCAAGAGTTGTTGGTGATAGGTATGTAACAATAGCTTCAGATGGAAAACTTACTTATAATGGTGATTGGCCAAATATGTCCAATAACATTTACATAAGTGATTATTCTGCTCTTGAGTTTGCACCAAAAACTGTTGTACCAATGGGTCACTCAGCGTTCACGAATACGGTACCTGGTACTACACACGTTAATGCTGCTCAATTGGTAACTTCACAAACAAGTGAAAATTTGGAGTTTGATACTACAATACCATATGGGTTTGATTTTAATTATTACTATCAATACAATAATAATGGTAAAGCACATGATAACGTTGCTTACTTATCTTCAACACCAATAAGTGCTGGAAATGGTAATAATGTTACTATGTCTTTGGAAAATATGTTGGGTCACGCTTCAGCGTCAGCTACATATGCTACTGGTGCTACTAAAATTACATTGGCCGATTCACATATTAGTCAACGTAAGTTTGCAGTACCATTTCAAGGTGGTTTTGATGGTATGAATCCTGCAACCGTTCGGAATACTGGAAATAGTATAACATCCGCTAACGTAATGGGATTTGATTGTTCATCAGCAACTACAATGGGAACTACAGTTTATAAGAAAGCTATTAACGCTGTAAGTAATCCAGACGAGTTTGATATTAACTTACTCGTAACACCTGGTATTGTTTATGGTTTACATAGTAAAGTTGCTTCAAGAGCTATGAACATGGTTGAGGAACGTGGTGACGCTTTCTATGTAATGGATGCTTCCATATATGGAGAAAGTATTGCTACTGTAACGAGTCGTGTAAATACATTAGATACTAACTATGTTGCTACATATTACCCTTGGGTAAAAATTGTAGATTCTGGTACTTCGTTACCAGTATGGGTTCCCCCTTCAGTTGTGTTACCTGGTGTTATTGCTTATACAGACCAAGTATCCCACGAATGGTTCGCACCAGCTGGTTTGAATCGTGGTGGATTAACTTCGGTAGTTGAAGCACAGACAAGATTAACTCATGCAGAACGTGACGACCTTTATGAAGATAGGGTTAACCCCATCGCTTCATTTCCAGGTCAAGGTGTTTGTGTTTGGGGTCAAAAGACCTTACAAGCTAAACCATCGGCGTTGGATAGAGTTAATGTACGTAGATTGTTGATAAGATTGAAGAAATTTATTGCTTCATCTTCAAGATACTTGTTGTTCGAACAGAATACTGCTGGAACAAGGAATCGTTTCTTGAACATCGTCAATCCGTTCTTGGATTCAGTACAGGCTAATAGTGGTTTGAGTGCATTCAGAGTTGTCATGGACGAATCTAACAACACACCAGATGTGATTGATAGAAATCGTCTTGTTGGACAAATCTACATTCAACCTACAAGAACTGCAGAATTTATTGTTTTGGACTTTGTTGTACTTCCTACGGGAGCTACATTTCCAGAGTAATTAAACTCGATAGTTTAAACTTAAAACCCACCTTAATCGGTGGGTTTTTTGTTTATGTGATATTTATTATTGTGTTATATAGAAGTGATATAACAAGATTATATAAAATTTTACTTTTTTGTAGATAGATGATATTTATATATAAGAAAATTAAATTAAATTATTGGAGATAGAAAATGGCTGAATTACTCGACCCGTCAGAAATAATGTTCACTCCGTTTGAACCGAAGACGAAAAGTAGATATATTTTATACGTGGAAGGTATACCATCCTACCTAATAAAGACGGCAACCAGACCAAGTATAACTTTTGAAGAAGTTGAATTGAATCATATAAACATGAAGAGATTCGTAAAAGGTAAAGGTGCGTGGGAACCTATAGAGATTACTTTATATGACCCCGTTGTTCCAAGTGGAGCACAAGCCGTTATGGAATGGGTAAGATTACACAAAGAATCTGTTACAGGTAGAGATGGTTATTCAGATTTTTATAAGAAAGATATAACTATTAATATGTTAGGTCCAGTTGGTGACAAAGTAGAAGAATGGACTCTCAAAGGTGCATTTATTGTATCTGCGGCGTTTAATGACTTAGATTGGTCTGTTAGTGACCCTGCAGAAATTACATTAAGTCTTCGTTACGATTACGCGATATTACAATTCTAACAATATTATTATTGGTGGACAGAGGGGAAGTTTGTGGTGGACTTCCCCTTTTTTATTGAGGGTTTTCTATATTAGATAGATACTTATTAAAAAGAGTTTTATTAATTAGTTTTAAATGACACATTAAATTATGATAGGAGAGAAAGATGGCTAAAACAGAAAAGCCCAAATTTCCAACTGAGATAGTACCTTTACCATCAAAGGGTAAGTATTATCCAGAAGGAAATCCATTAGCAAGTGGAGAGGTCGAAGTTAAATATATGACAGCTAGAGAAGAGGATATATTAACTTCACAAAATCTTATTAAACAAGGTAAGGTA